CATGCTCCGCGTCTATGCCCATGCTGAAATGACCGAAGAGCGCATCGCGACCGCAAAGACCGTCGAGCGCGTGGTGCTCGATATTGTGAATTCTCCCGCTATCGGGAAATCCGGCGCCGCTGGCGGTACCAGCGGATAGGCGGCTGCGCTTGGTGGTATCAGCACCAGGCGCAGCCTCACCACGAAGTTACAAAGGAGGTAACAACATGGCTACGATCAATTTTAGCGGCGCTACGGCCCAATTCCCGCCCGGCCTCACTCCCGACCACATCAACTACACATTGAAAAAGGTTGCGGCTTTCCTCTGCTGCGTCCAGGAGACCATCAAGGCAGATGGGACAAATAACGCACTGGCAGCTAGTCGCTTGTTGCTCGAAGTTGAGAATGATCTATATGACCTGCGTCTCGCTATTAATCCGACTCTCGATGATGGTCAAGACGAGCAAGGAGGTGCATCATGAACCGGAGAACCGCTACCGCCGTCCCGCCAGCGCCGACTTTTGAAGATGAGCGCCGTCGCGGGGCGCTTGCCGCAATCAAGGCACTCAAGGTGCTCGCTGCCAGTGCAGACGATCCTGATAATTGCGGAGAGGAACCGGCGGACTTTTTTTCCTGGCAGCACAACGACGCTGCCACATTGGCCGACTCGCTCGGGCCGATGCCGGAATACCTGCGGGGTGCGATCATGGCCTTGGCGGAATATATCCATCTCTCGATCAGTACAGGCGAACCGAACATGGTGGCCTGGCTCCCTGTAACAGCCATGACGCAAGCGGAGCTACAGCGAGAAGTTGATCGGATGCGGGCCGCGCACATGGAAGCATCGACATCGCGCATCAGCAACGTGGTGCAGCTACGCCACTGACAAAAACCACCGCCCCTGCTTCATGCAGGGGCACACACCGAGGTAAACATGAGCACCCTTGAGCAGATTGTTTCCGACGTTGCCCAGCGCGGACGTAGCGAGATCGCGCTTGTGGCACTTACCAACACATACTTTCGCGGGGATAACGCCATTGAGCAGATCGAGGATTGGGCCAGAAGCAAAGGCCTGCGCGTACTCTACTCGCCCGGTCTGCTACACGAATGCCGCGACAGTGAGCGACAAGTCATGTTTTATGCTATATGAATCATCCGCCCAATGCACCATGCGGGTGGTACACGATGAGGTAGCGTGATGCGAGACTATCCGAATTCATACCCCAAGCCCGATTGGCTCCCCGACTGGCGGGCCGAGCGAAGTTACAAAGATCATGGCGACGATGCTGAAGCGTGGGCTTGGGAATGTCTTCGTCGCAGCCCTGAGTATCAAGCAGACTATGCGAGATGGGCTGCGTTGCCGGATACCGAAATTGCGGAAGATGGGGTATCTGTGCTGACTCGCAAGTATGGAGGGACACTCGGTTCATGGATGCGCCTGGCATTCTGCCAAGCCGATCCACCCGCAATCAGCGCCGAAGAAACCATTGGAGAGTATGAATGCAGGACGGGCATCTGGCCTGAATCTTTGCATGATTACCTGACCTTCAAATGGGGCATGCTCTACCTAAGAGATCCTGCTGACGAGAACGCTCCAGACTGGGATACGCAGCAAGATTTCACACGCGAGATGCCGCCTTACTCAATTCCAGACTATTGCGATGAAGTCGCAGTGAGCGGTTTCAATCCCGGACACGAGAACGATGCCGGCCGCCTTCTCTACGCATGGTGGCCACAGGTGCATGATCGCTATCTCCACACATTGGCCTTCGATTTACGCGTGAACATCGATGACCAGATAGATGTAGTTCGCGAAATCCTCAAAGAGAGTCAGGAAGCTCTAAAGCGCGGTGATTTCGTCGGCGTCGGTCCGATGGAGGTTGTCAGCCGGCCGACGAAGAAGGGGAGAAGTACGCTCCAGACAGACCTGCGAATTCTGGATGCAAAATGGTCTGGTGCTTCAGAGGATGAAATCATGGCGACCCTTTGGGGGGATACCAAGAGACCGCCACACCCAGATGGCGGTGATTTTGAGAGATATCAACACGAGGCCATGGAACAAAGGATCAAGGATGCAATGGGGCGTATTACCAGACGCGTCATTGAAGGAGGATGGGGCGACTTGGTAAGGTGGTCTCTCTTGCCACAGAGCAAGAAAAATCAAAAGAGAAAACCCAGCAGCCCTGAATAACCCGACAGCAGACAAAGACCACCCCGGCAAATCTCTACGGTTACAAGGGCAAGGCCGCTGCTTAGTATGACGTCGCAATCCGTTGATTTTCATTCAATCAGCGGCATCCGAAAGGAGCGACGTCATGAATCAAACCACTGCCGCCCTGGCATCCCGCCTGGGTATTCAATCGCAAAGCATCCGCGCGGCCGTCTGCCGTAACGGCAGCTATTACGGCATCCCGCCGACCCGCCTTCCCAATGGTCGCCTGCTCTGGCCGGCCGATGCCTTTCAGCGCATCGTCGAATCGGGGAAGCGCAAATGACGGCCATGGTTCTTCGCGCTCAGCCGCTGGCAGTCAATATCACCGATGCGGCGGCGCTGACTTCGATTTCGGCCACCAAGTTGGACGAAGCGATCCGCGCCGGCACACTCCCTGTCCGACACTACGGCAACCGATTGGTAATCCGCGTTGCCGACTTGGAAAAGTGGATCGATTCCTTCCCCGTCGGACGCCCTGCCGCCCTGCCGCACCTTGAAGGCCGCCGCACTGGCCGGCCACGCAAGCACCCGCAGGAGGCCGCGTGATGAGTTTTTTTCGCAGCTACCCGAAAGGCAGTGCCATGGCGGGCGCCGCGCCTGCCGATTCCGGTCACGATATCGCCGTCAATGCCGATTGGGTGCTCGCCCACGGCAACCGCGCCCAGCGGCGCCGCATCAAGAAGGCGTTGCGGAGCACAACCACCAACAAGAAAGGAAAACCCGCATGAACCACACAGCCGGCTTTGCCTCCATCCTGGAGCAGGACGCCGATCTACAACTCCTCCAGGAGCGACACGGCAGTATTTCCGCCCGCATCCTCGAAGCGACTGACGCCCTGCGCTCGCTGGAAGGAAAGATCGAACTCGCGCGCACTGCGGATAATGTACGCGCGATGGCCGATGCGATCGTTTCGGGTCAGGATATCGAGCCGAAAAACGCGCCCTCGCTGGCGGAACTCCGCGACGAGTATGACCGGCAGGATGGAATCCTGAAAGCGCATCGCCTCGCCGCGCAAAAGATCGAAAGCAAGATCAAGGAGCGCGTCACCGCCCTCGCCCGCGACTTTTTACGGAAGCAAGCCGGCACCCTGAAAGCGCGCGTGAGCGCGATTCTCGACGGTTTGCTGACGATTGCCGAGGCCAATGCCGAGGATGCGCGGATGCGCAACGAGCTCAAGAAAGCCGGCTTCCCCCCGGAGATTTTCAAAGGCGTCGCCCGCCCGCTCAGCGGCTGGGTAGCCGGCCACGGGCCGACGGATATAGATGTCCTCCGAAGTTTTATTGCCGCCAATACCGGATTTGAACCCACCACCCAGCAGAGCGAGCGGATAACCACACTGGAAAGGAACGCTACATGATCGAGATACTTCCGCCAAGGAGGCTTTCGTTCAGACCCATGGGCGGGCCGGGGGGCATCGCGCCTCGTCCCACAATTCGCGGCGCTGGAAATCTGAAGCCATGAGTTCCAAACGTGCGCGGCGAGAGCAGGCCCCACCCATAGCCGTGCAGGTGAAAGCCTCCGCCAAGGAGGCTTTCGTTCAGACCCATGGGCGGGCCATCCATGCAGTTTCGACTGCGGGTGACATGGTGCGCGGACTTCCATCCGTGCCGAGTCGCCATTTTTTTTCGCAAGGAGAATGGCATGAGTGAAAAGACCAGCATCGTCATTAGCGCCACCGATCAAACGGCGGCGGCGTTCCGTTCGATCCAGAGCAGGCTCGACGACATGGGCCGGGGGGCATCGCGCCTCGTCCCGCAATTCGCGGCGCTCACTGGCGCGCTCTCCGTTGGCGGCATGACCGCCTTCATCAAGAGCAGCATCAACACCGCCGACGAGATGGGCAAGCTCTCGCAAAAGCTCGGCATCGGCGTCAAAGACCTCGCCGGCCTGAAGTTCGCTGCCGAGCAGTCCGGTACAAGCATCGAAGGCGTGGCCACCGGCACGCGCAACCTCTCGCGTTACATGGTCGAAAACGGGGACAAGCTCAATCAATACGGCATCACGGCGACCGACGCCAACGGCGCGCTGCTGCAACTGGCAGATCAGTTCGGCCGCATGCCCGACGGCGTGCAGAAAACCGCACTCGCCATGCAGATTTTCGGAAAGTCGGGCCTCGACATGATCCCGCTGCTGAATTCAGGGGCGGATGGTCTGCGTGACCTAATGCAGCGCGGGCAGGAGCTGGTGCCCGTATCGGACGAAATGGCGCGCAAGGCTGCCGAGTTTAACGACAAGATGGATGATCTGTCAGCATCATTCAAGACGGTGAGCTATGACATCGCAGAAACGATGTTGCCGGCGCTTACAAAGCTGATTGACGAATTCCGGGATGGCAAGAAAATCGCGGGCGGATTTTTCGAGTCGCTCCGCCTGTTTGGGTTTGGCATTGATCCGTTCAAGGGAACGGTCGGGAACATTCAAAAGATCGGCGCAGAGCTGGCAGCCTTGCGTAAGGAGCAGGCTGATGCCGGGGCATTGGGCGCGACATCGGATGTAATTGGGTTCGGTGTTTTTTCGCAGGAGCGATTTGCAAAAGAGATCGCGGACCGCGAGAAGCAGTTGAAATTCCTCTCAGCGATGCAGCGGCGCGCGCTCGAGGAGCAGTATGGATCATTCGATGATGCCCGCGACCGCATGGCACGCAATGTACCGCTGCCCGCGACCATCGCCGGCTTGCTTGATAAAACGGGTAGCGGCAATGCCGCGAAGGTAAAACAGCCATTCGACCCCTACGGCGATTTTGAATTCGAGTTCAGCGAGATGCTCGAAAAAAACAAGCGAGCAGGGTGGGCCGAGTCTGAGCGCGCCCTCAATGAACAAGGCAAGGCGCTCGAATCGCTGCGCAACAAATACCAAGACCTCGCCGACCCGCTGCGCAAGTTCCAAGAGCAACTCAAAGAAATCGGCGAGATGCGCACCCTCGGCGAAGCGCTCGGCGGCCTGAGCGATGCCGATGCACAAAAGGCGATGGATGCGGTCAATAAATCAATGGACGACTTCATCAACAAGGGCGCTAAAGCCAGCGAAATAGGCAAGGAACTCGGCATGAGCTTCAGCAGCGCCTTCGAGGACGCCATTGTCGGCGGCAAGAAGTTTTCGGAAGTGCTGCAGGGGCTCGGGGAGGACATCCTGCGCATTATCACGCGCAAGAACGTCACCGAGCCGCTGGCCGCCGCCATCGGCGGCATCGACTTTAGCGGCCTCTTCGGTGGCCTCTTCGCCAACGCCAACGGCGGCGTCTACGCCGGCGCCGGCATCGGCGCTTATTCCGGCCGGGTGGTCAGCCAGCCCACGGTCTTTCCCTTCGCGCGCGGCATCGGCCTGATGGGTGAGGCCGGCCCCGAGGCCATCATGCCCCTGAAGCGCGGGCCGGACGGCAGGCTCGGCGTGTTGGGTGGCGGTAGTACCGTCGTCGTCCAGGTCATCGAGGCGCCCGGCAAAGGTGGCCAGCAGCAATCGCGCCAGCAGGGCAACACCCGCATCCTCGATGTGTTCGTCGAACAGATCAAGGCCAGCATCGCCGGGGACATCAGCGACGGGCGTGGTTCGATCCCCGGCGCTCTCTCAAATTATTACGGCCTTAACAGGGCGGCGGGATCCTACTGATGGCGACCTGGCCCAGCACCCTGCGCGACTGGTTCAATGATGCCAGCAGCGGCATCGCTGGCGGTCGGCACTGAATGACGGAAAACGGTATGCCGCAGCAGTTTGATCATGCCGCGATCCCGACCGCGCTAACGTCGGCGCGGCAGTGGTTGATCTGGCGCCTGGAACACAAGCCCGGCGCGAAGAAGCCGGCGAAGATGCCCTACTACGCCAGCGGCAAGCGGCGAACCGGACAGCAGGGATCGGACGCTGATCGCACGGCGCTGGTGACATTCGACGAAGCCATCGCGGCCATGACCGCCAAGAAGGCAGATGGCATCGGCTTCGCCTTCCTGCCCGGCGACGGATTCATCGGCATCGATCTGGACAATGCCATCGACCTCGATACCGGCGAAATCTCGCAGCGCGCGCAGCGCATCATTGCCGCCTGCGACTCCTACGCAGAGTGGTCGCCGTCGGGCAGGGGCTTCCATATCTACATCCGGGGCGATACCGAGACCGCGAAGGACAACGGCATCGGCGTCGAGATGTTTTGCGGGCGGCAGTTCTTCACGGTCACGGGCAAGCACCTGGCCGGCACGCCCACCGAAGTGAAACCCATCGCCGCGAACGTGTTGAAGCGCCTCCACAAGACCATCGCCGAGGCGAAGGGCGGATTTTCGGGCAGGCCGGCGCCAGCGAGCGCGGCAGCACCCACCGACGAGCGAGCGCGGATTCGGAGTGCGCTTGAGGCCATCGACCCCGCCGTCGGATATGAGCCGTGGTTGCAGATCGGCATGGCTCTCCACGCCGAGTTGAGTGATGAGGGATTCGGTCTCTGGGATGCATGGTCGGCGCGATCCGACAAGTATCCCGGCAGCGAAGGATTGCGCACCCACTGGAGCAGCTTCAAGCCCGGCGCGGTCAAGATCGGCACGCTGTTCCATCTGGCGAAGCTGGCTGGCTGGAAGCCGCCGCGACAGGCAAGGAAGGCGGCATCGGCCACGCCACGCATCGAAGGTTCTCATGATGAATGGCGTCAGCAGCTTGTTCGCAAGGATGACAAGCCTGTCGATTTTCTCGGAAACATTTATCTGATCGTGCGCAACCATCCGATATGGTCTGGCGTAATTTGGCTCGATGACTTCGCCCGGCGTATTGTCAAGCGCAAGCCGGCGCCATGGGACACAGCAGCCAGCTTCGTGCCAGGCGTCGAGTGGTCGAATGAAGACAACAACCGCCTTGGCCTCTGGCTGGCGCAGCGTGAAGGCCTGATTGTGCGCAGTCAGGACAACCTTGCCGCCGCTGTGGCCTGGGTGGCGACGGAATCACGCTTTCACCCCGTTCGCGACTATCTCGACGCGTTGGCGTGGGATGGTCAATTCCGCCTCACCGACTGGCTGACCGACTACCTGGGGGTGAAGAAATCCGAATACGCCATGCTGGCCGGCCGACTGTTTCTGATCGGCATGGTGGCGCGCGTTTATCAACCCGGCTGTCAGATGCGTTTCGTTCCGATCCTTGAGGGGCCGCAGTTTCGCGGCAAGTCTTCGGCACTGCGCATCCTGGGTGGCGAATGGTTTGGCGACACGACGCTGGACCTCAACAACAAGGATACCTACCAGCTCGTGCAAGGCCGCTGGCTGTACGAGATAGGCGAGCTTGATGCCTTCAATCGCACCGAGGCAACACGCGTCAAGGCGTTCGTTTCCAGCCAGATAGACCGCTTCCGCGCACCTTACGAGCGCGCCCCACGCGACTGGCCACGCCAGGGTGTATTCGTCGGCACCACGAACCAGGATGAGTATTTCAAGGACACCACAGGAAACACGCGCTATTGGCCGTTCCGCGTTGAGGAGGATGATTCAATCAACCTTGACGGTCTCGCCGCCGGGCGTGATCAACTGTTTGCCGAGGCTGTTGCGCTCTACAAGCGCGGCGAACGCTGGCACCCGACACGCGAGGAACAGCAGCGTCTGTTCGAGCCCCAACAGGAAGACCGCGAGATTGCTGATCCGTGGCAATCGATGATCGGCAAGTGGCTGCGCACCCGCTCTTCGCCGCGCGTGATGGCGACGGACATTCTCACCGACTGCCTGAAGATCGAGCCCGGCAAGATCGATGGCAACCGGCAGATGACTACCCGTGTCGGCATTGCCATGAAGCGCTTGGGCTGGGCCAAACGCCGCAACCCCAGCGGAGCGCGTGAGTATTACTACGAGCAGCCGGCAGGCTGGCATGGTGGAGAAGGCGCTTCCAGCGATGCAGGAGATGATCATGCACCATTGTGATCATGCATCCGACCGACTTGAGGTCGGACGCCCTGTTATAGGTCGGACGGCGAAGAACCGCATGGATAGGTCATCCGTCCAACCTCCCTACCTCGTCCGACCTTTTCCCGCACACGCACACAGGGGCGCGCTCACGCACGCATGCGCGCAGGTACAGCTATGCCTACAGGTAGGACAAGGTAAGGAGGTTGGACAGTTCCAGTATTGGTGCGGGTTTGCAGTCGTCCTACCTTCGTCCGACCTCGCAATCCAGTAAGACGATCAAACCATGAAAGGAAATCGCGAATGAATACTTGCAACGACACCATCACCAGCGCTGAGCTGCCGGCCCTGCGCGCCTTCATGTCCAGCTTTGCCGTCTCGGACGTTTCCGGGGACAACCTCCGCATCGCGAGCCGCGGCGTGATCGCCGCCATCGATCAGGCGCAGGACGGGCACGAAGCCGACCACTCCTTGCTGGAATCACGTCTGGCAGATTTCGTTTCTGCCTGCGACGAAGAAACACGGCGCTGCGAACGGATCGTCGCTCTGTGCCGGCAGATAGAAGCGATGAAGGAGGCGGATAGGCTGCGTGAGGCGCTCATCGAGTTGATCCCTCTGCTGCCCCACCACAACTTGTTTGGCGCAGCCATCGCCATTCTCACCGGTCTGGTTGAGGATGGCGCACGCGCCATGGAGCATGCGGTACCCGTCGCGCAGATCGCGTCGAGACAAATGCATTGAGGAGCCCCACCATGGTCATGGTCAAGATCGATGTTCGCGGCATTGCGGAGGTGCGAAGCAAGATCGCCGCCCTCTCTGCCGATATGCGCGATAAGGTGCTGGCCTCGGCATTGAACAAAACGGCAGCCAAGGCAAAGGCCGAGATGAGTCGCCGCATCCGAGAGGAGTTCGCCATCAAGGCGAGCGACGTCAATCCGCAACTTTCCATCCGCAAGGCATCGGCGAAAGGCAATACGCTTGAAGCCGTGCTGCAAGCCTTCCCGAAGCGGCGGGGTCATCGCAGCCGCAACGTGATGATGTTCGGTGCGCGGCCCGTCAAGGGTACGAAAACCAAGCGTGTCCGCGTACAGGTCGCGCCCGGCCAGTGGCGCATGATGGATGTGCCAATCGGCGGCGGCGTCTCCGTGCTGATCAGCAAGCAGAAAGGGCGAAAGACGATCAAGGGCGCATTCATCGCCAACCTTGGGCGGACCGTCTTCATCCGCACGGGCAACGGCCGGCAGATCAAGGCGGTCGAGACCATCGACGTGCCATCGATGTTCAACACCCGCCGCATCAACGAGGCAGTCGTCAGCAAGGCGAAAGCTGATCTGGCAATCGAGCTTGATCGCGCGATCAGGTTTCATCTGAGCAGGGTGCGATGATGGGTAGGTTCTTCCATGACCTCCCGTACTGCGGCTCGAAACGATCGCATTTTTCGTCCAGTTCTATCAACCTGCCAGGGTTCGTTAAGCAGTCACTCGGCATACACAGGCAGGCATGATGAGAATCGTTGGTCAGACAGAAATCGCAGCAATGTTCGGGGTCACAGCCAGAACCATCACTGACTGGCAAGAAGCCGGCATGCCGGTTGCTGTCCAAGGCGGACCCGGCGTGCCGGGCGAATATGATGCGCCAGCCTGCATACGTTGGCTAGTCGAACGCGAGGTGCGTAAGGTGCAGGGCGAAAACCCCAAGGACCGGTTGGCGCGCCTGCAGGGTGATCAACTCGAAATGGATCTGGCGGCGCGGCGCGGCAAGTTGATCGAGGCCGCTGCCGTCGAGCCGATGATGCGCGCAGCCATCGTGTCGGCACGCGAACGCATTCGCAACGAACCGGCACGGATCGCCATCGTGCTGGAAGGCAAGGACAAGCCGGCGCGCGAAGCCATGCTGCGCGAGCTATTCGACGAAGTGCTGACGAAGCTGTCGCGCTGGCAGCAGCCCGGCACCGAAGACGACGAAGAGGGCCATGAACGCGCCGTATGAGGCCGCCATCGCGTGCGGTGCGACTTGGACAGCCGACACCATGTCCACGCTGATGACGCGCGCCTGGGCCGAATTCGCGCCGCCGCCGCGCATTACCATCGATCAATGGGCGGAGCGCTACCGCGAGCTATCGCCCGAGGAGTCGTCGGTACCAGGCCCATTCTCTTTCGAACACACGCCGGCCCTGCGGCCGATTCTCCAAGCCTGTTCCGATCCCGCCGTGCGCAAGGTGGTGGTGCAGAAATCCGCGCAGCTCGGCTACACGGTCGGCGTCGTCTGCAACGTGATGGGCTACCACGTCCACCATCGCCCAAGCGTACAGATCGCCGTATTCCCCCGCGAGAAGAGCGCGAAGGATTTCGCCGCCGAAAAGTTCGATCCCATGGTGCGGGCAACGAAGCCTCTGGCGGAACGCATCAGCCTGACGAGCCGCAAGCTCGGCAACAGCCAAACGCGCAAGCATTACCCCGGCGGCCTGATCAAGCTGGTGGGCAGCAACACCCCGGCAGACGTGAAATCGACCAGCGCGCGCCTGGTCATCGTCGAGGAACCCGACGACGCAAGCGCGAACGTGCGCGGCCAAGGCGACGCGATCAAGCTCGCCGAGGAACGCGCCAAGTCCTTCCCCGACCATCTGATCCTGATCGGCGGCACGCCCACCGCGAAGGGAGCAAGCAGCATCGAACAGGAAATCCTCGCCAGCGATCAGCGGCGCTTTCACATCCCCTGCCCGCATTGCGGCGAGCAGCATGCGCCGAGCTGGGAACGCATCGTCATTCCCGAAGCCACCGATCAAACGCCGCGCGAAATCTACGGACGCGCCCGCTGGGAAGATGCCTTCTACACATGCCCCGCCTGCGGCGCGGCATGGACGGAAGAGGAGCGGCACGAAGCAATTCGGCGCGGTCATTTCGAGGCCACGGCACCTGCATCCGGCGCGGTCGGGTTCCTGCTCAACGAGCTGATGTCGACCTTCGCCGGCTCGCGCGTACCGGTCCTCGCGCGCAAGTATCTTGAAGCCAGGCACAAGCAGGATGAAGGCGACACCAGCGAGATGATCGCCTTCTGGAATTCCACGCTCGGACAGCCCTGGGAATATCGCGGCGAACTGCCCGAGGAAGACGAACTGCGCGACCGCGCCGAGCCCTACGCCGAGTGGACGGTACCGGATGGTGCGCTGATCCCGCTGCTCTCGGTCGACGTACAGCATGATCGCCTCGCCGTCACCTGCTGGGTGGCCGGGCGCCGCGAAGAAATGTGGCTGGCCTTCTGGGGCGAGCTGACC